GGAATTTCCGTGGGTACTTGCGGTGCCCTCAGTGCCGCGCTTATGTGCACTATCTCAACTTGTCGCCGTATCCTGTTGGCCATGCTCGTCGTCCGCCGATGTATGTTCCCGGTGACCCTCAGGAGGCTGATCAAGCCGGCCTGGGCCCTGAGGACGTGCCCGATGACGCCCCGATGGCGCCGCAAGCTCCCGTTGTCGGCCCTGTTCAGGCTGCGGCTGTAGTCGCGGTGGCCGGCGGGCCTGCGGTGCCCACGGATGCGCTCATGATGGCTGGGGCTTTTGTATTTTGGGTGCTCATTGCGCTGGTTGTTTCCGTCATCCTCGGCAACATTTCGCGCGGAGTTGCTCACGCCGCGGGGCTGTACGTTGTTAAACTCATGTTCGACTCTGGGCCAATACTTGGACAAATTGTCATCGTTTTCCTACCTGCGTGGCGTTTTGCGGTCGCTGTGGTTGCCCACCAGACGCGTGGTGTGCGTGATCGCATTACGTGGGTCCTGGACTGTTTCGCCGCCATCGCCGCGTATGAGTGGGGTGTGCCCGGGGCTGCAGTGCCCGGCACTGACAGTGTCCTTTGTGCTTACCAGGTTGCGACTCTTCGGTCGTATGGCGGGTTCGCGGCGTTAGGCTACGTGGTCCTGGGTATTGTCTATGGGATGAGCAAGACGTCGTTTCTGGCCGTGTTCGCCCTCGTTTACGCGTACCCTTTGTACGTTTGGTTGCGGACGTCCGATTTGGCTGCGACCGTTGAAGTTGGTCGCTCCGTATTAGTCAACCGCGCACCAGCGTACTTGCGACGCGTTCGGGAGAGCTGGAATGGGTATCGCGGTGTGATCCAGCCGTTGGACTTACAGACGGTCGATCCGCTAGTGCGCGTCGCAGCTGCTGCGCATGTTCGTTCAATGGCTGTTGCGGCTGCGCGACCTGGTGCTACTGTTTCGGACATTGCTGAACGTGCGTTGACGTCGTCATCGTCGCTTGCAAACCATAGCGTCCCCATTCCAGCGCGGGATCGCGTGCCTGGCCAACGATACGCCGATCAGTTTGAGG